AGACGTATCTTTAAAGAACTAGATGATGTTGAATTAAAAGTTAAAACAGTTGGTAAGAAAGCAGGTATGCTTAGAATTAAATATATGCCATCTGGTTCAACGATTAATGATGTACGTTCGTATCTGAAAGAACTTCAAATCGTAACAGGAAAAACAGTTGATTGTGTATGTATTGACTATCTAGACCTTGTTATGCCAATAACAAAAAAGGTTTCTCCTGGTGACTTGTTTATCAAAGACAAGTATGTTACAGAAGAAATGCGTAACTTTTCTATGGAAACACAGACAGTATTTGTCACAGCATCACAATTAAATCGTTCAGCAGTAGAAGAAATTGAGTTTGACCACTCTCATATTGCTGGTGGTATCTCTAAAATTCAAACTGCTGACAATGTTATAGGTATCTTTACAAGTAACGCAATGAGAGAACGAGGACAATATCAACTCCAATTATTGAAAACAAGAAGTTCAAGTGGAGTTGGTTCTAAAATAAATCTAGTATTCGATAGAGATAGTCTAAAAATTAGCGATTCAGATTTAGATGATGATGATTTAGCAGTCGGAACCCAAGATTCACAAACTTCGAAGGTGATGGACACATTAAAAAGAAAAAGCACAATCACAGACTCTAATGATACTACATCTGCTATTCCACCCGAAAAGACTGGTTCAGCAATGAGTTTGAGAGCCATGGTAAAGTCAAAAAAAGCGACACCATTTGATGATAATTGATAAATACTGTAATGGAAAAGGATATGAAAAAACCACGCAGAAGTCTATTTGAAGAATTAAATTCATTGGCAATGGCCATTGAACCAGAGCGTTTTGTAGAACAAAAAGGCGAACATATAATCTCTGGCGCACTAAACTTAATTGAGTTTATACAGCGAGAATTTGATGAGGAAGTTGCCACAGATTTGACAAAGAGATTTATTAACAGCATTCGTACAGGTGATATGAGGAAGTTCAAGAGAGGAATTACTCATGCAAAGAAAAAAGATGACATTTGAAGAACAAATAAAAGAATTAAAAGTCCTTTCGGGAATCTATAAGCCATATAAGATAGAAGATGTTCAGCAGGAAAATCTTTCTTATCTTGGAACTGCAAAGTCTAAACATCAGAAGAAGAATAACATTCAGTCAGGAACAGATGAATGGTTTAGATTGTGGTTTGCTCGTCCTCATTTAACGGGCGAAGATCCGTACGGCAAGGAATAGATATGAAAGTCAAAGAAATAATATTAGGCAAAGGCAGACAAAGAAGATTTCGAAGTTCAAGAAAACCTAGGCACGCACAAATTGGATTACACCAAAAAGTAAAGAATATCACTGATGATGTAACACCCGTAGAAGAAGCCAAAGAGGGCGCAAGAATTCAGCACATCGAAGACTTGATTATATGGGATGGCGCAAAAGGTGGTGCAGAGTCAATTCAAAAATTACATCAAATAGAATCATCACCATCATCTATCAGTATTAAATGGGATGGCTCACCAGCCGTCATCTTTGGTAGAAATACAGAAGGTCAATTTGTATTAACTGATAAAAGCGGATTCAGTGCTAAGGGCTACGATGGAAAAGTTACAAGTGGTGAAGATTTAGAGAAAATGTTTCTAAACAGAGGCAAAGGTGAGATAGATGACAGTAGACGAGACTTCTCATCAAAGATGAAGAATATATGGAATATTGTAGAAAGTGTCATACCTGACGACTTTAGAGGATACTTACATGGTGATTTACTGTGGTTCTCAACTCCACAAGCAAAAAATGATAGACTTATATTTAAACCAAACGTAACTACCTATTCAGTAGACATTAAAAGTGACATCGGCAAAAAGATAGCAAACAGCGATGTTGGTATTGTAGTACATCAGGCTATTGACTTAGAAGGAAATAAAGATTCAGTAGATATGAGCAAACTTAGAGACGGCAGAACATTTATTATGCCTCCAGTATTAGTTTCTAAATCACCTGGCATTGATATTCCTGAAGTAGACAGATTAGAAAATTATTTAAAATCAAATGCTAATGCAATTGATAAATTACTGGCAGTGCCAGCCGAATTAAAAATGGCAGACTTTGGTAATATTCTTTACACTTATATTAATAATAGTGTGAAAGATCTAAATCTAGATGGTCTAGGAACACATTTTAATCAGTGGGCTGAATCATCAAAACTAAGCGGTCCTAAGAAGGAACGAGTAGTCGCATGGACAACACAGAACAGTGATGGATTTAAAGCAATGTTTGAATTCATTAAAGGGGTTATGACAGTAAAAGATATAATCATAACAGCGTTAGATTCTCAATCAGCCGATATAGAAGCCAGCACAGATGGTAAGAAAGGTGGAGAAGGATACGTAATTGGTAAAGATGTAAAATTAGTAAATCGTGCAGGATTTACGGCAGCAAACATGAACGCAAAGAGATAATTTTTAACAACTAATAATAAGATCATGGGTAAAAGAGCAGTACCATTCGTAGAAATTAAAAGAAATACGGCTACACGTAAAGCAACAGCATCTAAGAAACATATGAGTCACGGCTCATTTAGATGTGTAAGACATCCTAACAGTAAAAGATGTAGAAACGGAAGTACCAAGTAAGATAAATACTATTATATTAACGCATACAGAGGGGAAGTTTATGCTTAAAGAGTCAAAGAAGCACCTGAATTATGTTAATATGACATATTGGTCACACTTTGTGTATGCCTCTAAAGTTATATTTAAGTTAAAAAAGATAGAGTTAGCATTACTAGTACACCTATGTATGCCAGCATATTTTGAGAATTATGCAAGTTCGCAGATTATTGCACTTGCTAAACTAATGGAAGAAAAAAAACAATGAGCAGTAAGTTAAAACTTGTAAATACATTATCTGAAAGTAGATTGTTTAGAACTAAAAAGATGGCATCTGATGTTAATATCAATGATGCGGCTGATTTAGTTTTTGTTCACTTTCTTGTATTGAATATCTTTAATAAAGATTATGACTTTACTCCGTTGGCATCAGATATAGCAGGACGTACTATGTCTTATAGAAATTTCGATTACTTCAGAACAAACGGAACTGATTTGTATATGGCTCTTAATCGTTTAATGGGCAAAGATAACGATATTGGTGACAATGAAAAAGATGAAATAGCAAAAGAAAGAATTACAATAACGAAACCATATATTTTGAGATTTTTACTTCACTATTCTAACAATAGAGTTGATGTATCATTTGAGCAACGTATGTTGCTACGTTTTCAAGGACAACTTAATGTACAAGATGGTATGTTAAAGTCAGTTCGTAGACTTGTCGGTGACTGGGATAACTTGAGTCAAAATCAAAGAGCATTAGTAGTAACACGATTAGTTCAATGGTTTCGTAGACGAGCAAGATTGGCAGAAATTCTTCCAGCGTTGTTAAAATTACAGAAACGTGGCAATTACACTGTCTCTGATAAGAAAGATACGAAAAAGAAAATGTGGGACCAGCCAATAGTTAAAGCTGGCGCTGGAATTGCCGCTATAGTCGGTCTTCATAAAGGCGCGGCAGCATTAGGTAGACGTTTAGGGCGAACAACGTACACTACTCAGAAAGGAAAATTGGGTAGAAAGTATAACTCATAATCTCTTATTTTAAACAAAAAAGATAAATAAGAATGTAGAGATAACAATTATCTCACCAAGCAAGATTAAAGAATATGTTCTTTAATTTATAATAAAACTCTTTTAGGAGAAATTAACATGGCAACAACAGGAATAACAAGAGCAGGAACAGGACTAGGTGCAGTAACTTCAATCTTAGTATCAGATGCAGTAGTAGCCGATCAAGCGGCTTTAAAAGCAATTAGAGTAGCATTAGAAAATGCAGGTCACTCAATTGCAGGTATTGACGGTGCAGTAGCAGCCGTAATGCATTTTGCAGTTCAGGCTGGTCCAGACGCTTCAGGCTATAGTGCTGAAGTATTAGGTCAGGCTCTATCAGCAGTTTGTACTTTTTAATTAAGATTTAATTTTAATTTAATGAAAAACCCCTCTAAGAGGGGTTTTTTAATATATGCAGAGTTATTTTTTAACAATAAGTAGATAAATAAGAATGTAGAGATAATATTATCTCGACCAAGCAAGATTAAAGAACACGTTCTTTAATTTATATACACTCTAAAGGGAGAAATTAACATGGCAAAAGCAAACGAAGTATACAGTGCAGGACAATTCTTAACAGCAGGTTTAGTTCACTTCACAGTGACTCATACATCAGCAGTAGTAATTAAAGATCTAGTAGAAGCAACTTCTATGAGAGCAACAGTAGTAATTCTAGGTGATGCAGGCGGCAGAATCGCAGTTGAAAACAACGGCGCATGGACGGCAGCAACATTAGAAGCGGCTCTAGGTGCAGGTTACACAGTAGCAGACTTCACATACTAATATAGTATAAAGTTTTACACAGAGAACCCCTCTTACGAGGGGTTTTTTAATGTCTATACTTTTCTTTTCCCTCTTTTTATATAAATAGATATGTAAGTGATAAAGAAAAACACTTACGATACTTGAGATATCTTCCGAGTATTCAAATGC